TAACAGCAGTAACGGGAGTTTTAAATATGAGTTGTTCATTAATTATTAATTTAACGACAACAACACCAATTTATTTAAATTATAGTTATAATACATCTGCGACATTTTCAACAATAGGTCAAATAAACATAACAAGGATTGGATAAATTAATATAATGATATAATAATAATATATAATAATAATAATATATATATGTCAACATCAACGTTAATATACGGTTTAGCAACATTAGGGAGTGGAATTATGGGGTTAAGTATTCGTTACTGTTTCAAATCAAAATGCAAAAATGTTTCATTATGTTTTGGTCTTGTATCTATAGATAGAAATACAGAAGATGAAGTAAAGTCAGAAGAAATGGAATTCAAAAATGGAATTCAAAAACAAGAAAGTGTGACTAATTTAAATAGTTAATGTTTTAATATAAAAATAAATGATTTAAAAATAAAATGTTTTAATATATTATATAAATGAATTATCAAAATAGTAAAATATATAAAATTGAATGTAAAACAACTGGTCTAAAATATATAGGTTCAACAACTATGAAATATTTATGTAATAGATTAGGACAACATGCACATTTATTTAGAAATGGTAATAAAAAACAATGTTCAAGTAATAAAGTCATTGAAAATGGTAATTACTATATTGAGTTGATTGAATTATATCCTTGTAACAACAGAAAAGAATTAAATAAAAAAGAACAATATTATATTGAATATTATGATTGTGTAAATAAAAATAATGCTTTTAAAGATAAACAAGAATATAGAAATGAACATAAGGAAAAACAAAAGGAATATATGAAAGAATATTATAAAAATAATAAACAAAAAATAATTGATAATGTTACAATAAATAGAAATTTAAAAAGGAAGACTCAATAAAAAATATGAGTAATATTTTATAATAAAAATATTTATTTATAAATTAATTATATGAGTGATAAAATTAATAATTGGTATAATGATATAGATAAAGAATTTACAAGAAAACCAAAATTAGATAAAACATATAATAATCATTATATTAATCCTTGTTCTCACGTCTGTTTAATTGGTCAAACTGGTTCGGGTAAATCGTGTGCATTATTAGATTTCTTAAATAGAAAACAAGATAGTTTTTATAAAATTATTTTATTTACAGGTTCAACAGATGATGAGCCATTATATAATTTTTTAAAATCAAAAATACCAGAAATGGAGACATACACAGATATTAATGAATTACCATCGTTAACAGATTTTGATGATGATGAAAAAGAACAAGAAAAATTAATAATATTTGATGATTTCACTGATTTAAAGAATAAAGAAATGGTAAAAATAAATGAATATTTAAAGTCAGGACGTAAGATGGGGTTTAATTGTTGGGTTTTAGCACAAAATTATGTTTCAATACCTAAGAATATAACTAGGAACTGTCAATATTTTATAATATTTAAACAAAATGATAATACCACCATTAATAACATTATTCGAAATCATAACACTGATAATATCGATAAAGAAATTTTTAAAAATGCTTATGAATATTCAACAAAAGAACCAAGAAATTTTTTAATGATTGATACAACATCGGGAGCAGGTATAAAAAAACTTAGACATAATTTTAAAAACTTTTTAAAAACTAAATAAGGACATCCATTTATGATGGATGCATCCAAAAGCTTTTCTTTTTTAGATGACATATAATAAATCATATAATATTTTTTCATTATTAAATGTATTATCTTTAAATAAATTTATAAAAGTTTCAAATGCTTTTTTCTTATCCTTTTTATTATACAAAAATTTAATAAATGCAATACAATAAAATCCACAAGAACTAGTACTAATATTTTGAATATCATATTTATTATAATCATAAGAATTTAATAATAATTCTATTTCAGTTGGAGGTGGAAAACCAAATGAGTCGCACCATAATGACATATCAGGATCAAAATATAAACCGCACCAATGTGAACCAGATCCATAAATGGAAGATTGTAAATTTATAATATAAAATCCTTTTTTTAAATAATCAATTTTATCTTTTTGAAATATACCATTAATTTTAATATTATATTTTTTTAAAATTTCATTAATTTCACTATCATTTAAAATATTCATTATATAATTAGATATTATATATATTTTTAAAAAAAGATTTATTTATTTTTTAATTAATCCAGTTTCTACATCGATGGTAAATTCATCGCCCCTAATAGTAAAAATTAAACAATCAATAGCAACTAAAGAATTATTTGTAAATTGAACAACTAAATTTCGTGGTGTATTTTGGTCGGCGATACTACATCTTGAACAATCAATATAATAAACTCGGTTATTTTGCCAGTAATCTTCAGTTATCAATCCAACAGGAAGTGAGAAATCAGTAATAATATTTTCATAAGATGCGATTTGTTCTATATAATTTTCAAAAAGGTAATAAAGAGGTATATTCAGAACATTTAAGCCACCCAACTGTACGTTTATTTGTGTTAAAGATAATGGGGAAAACGAACCAGGACAAGTATCAACAGGAGACACATATTGATTATAACCAGATACAGAAGAAGAAATAAGAGGAATAATAAATACACCTTTAATATTAGTAATACCAGATTGAACAATTTGAGAAAAATTTGATGCAGACGCAATATTATTAATAGTGGTTGTTAAAGAAGAATTATACGTCACCTTTTTACTACGATTAGCAGACACATATTCTAATGATTTTTGAGGTTTTAATTCTACTTGTGAATAATACAATCTACAAGCACCGAATGTTGGATGTGAAGCACCAGATAAGCCCAAATTTACACCATTAGCAAGTGCAGTTGTGGGAGCTTTACCAACAAATAAACCAGCCGATACTTGTGTAAACACAGCAGCACCAACTGTATTTGCAGATTGATTAATAGTAAAAGGACAGGTAGTCGAAAATGTTGTGGAAGATTGATTAAAAGCAGTTGTAATAGGACCACTAGAAAAAGCCGAAGCTTGGGATACAGTACACGCACCAGTATTAACATAAATTCTTAATGCACCTTGCATTTTTCGTGAAAGGGGTAAATTGTCGAAAGAGTCCATAATATCTCTTAATCTAATAATAGCAACATCATAATAAACGCCATAATTTGTATTTAAAATTCTAAAACTAGTTTTACCTTCAGTGTCAACTTGTTGTTGTGATTGTAATAAATCAAAATTATTTGCGGATCCATTAGCAACGTTCCAATTAATACGTTGTACGGATTTTGTTAGTCTATCATTACCAGTTGCACTATTAAGGGAACCGACAGCGTTAGATTGAAGACTATTACCAAAAACAAAATTATTTTGTAATCCAGTGGTAGCACTATATTTCATACTATTAGCACTATCTATTTGTGGTAAACCGAGTTCACTTCCATATTGGATTTGGTCACCGATGCTCATTTTACTGTACATGCGAACTGTGGTATTAACGTTGGAAAATGGGTTCATTTGTTCAATTATTTTACCATCTAATTCGAGTTCACATTTATCGATCAATTGCCAGTATCCAGCCTTTAATGATAACAAAGACGACGCAGCACCAGTACCAGCAGCAGCAGGTGCAACAGGAGTACCAGTATTATTCAATAAATAAACCATTGTTATAGGAATTGCAACAAAAAAATCTTGAGGATTTAAAAAGTATTTTGAATTGTATAAAGATCCCATGTCGAATTGAACTAAACTAAGAGAATTATTCTGATAAATACCGGAATTTAGATCATTTATATAGTTAAATGCCTTATTTTCAAATGGGGTATTCGAAACGTGTTGATCGATGGATGATTTTTCTAATACATATTTATCGGTGCTCATTATATAATATATACTATAGATAATTATTTTTATGAATAAATAATATAAAAATTCATATAAATATATTCAAAAAAATGATATTTTTATATTAATTAATATTTTATAATCTAAATATATATAATGAGTGATTATGAACAAAACACGTTAGACCAATTAGCCGATATGAACTATAAAATAAAATTAGAGGAAATTTCAATAAGGGCAAGACCAACCATAGAACGTGATTTAAAAATAAATGATAAATTTACAAAAGAAATGCTTGAAAATTATGGAAAATTATATAATAGACCATATGAAGAATATAACGAAGAAACAGGAGAAGTAATACAAAAAAAATATCAAAAACCAGTTGAAGATACACCAGAACTTTTACATATTGATGAATTTATTGATGAAACAGATAAAAAAGATTATGAATTAGTTAAAGAAAATAATGATGCAATTGAAGAATTAAGCCATATTATAACTAAATTTAACGAATGGTTTAATAAAAAAAAAATTGATGAAGAACCATTTATATTAAAATCAAAAGAAGACATAAAATTATTATCTGATAAATATGATAGTATTGAAGAAGAGGAGAGACAAGTAAAAATATTATCTAGACAAAAAACACCAAAAAGAGGAAAAGGAGACAAAGATGAATTTAAATATATTGAAGCTTTAAAAGTATTAAAAAAAGAAAAAGATGAAATTGAAAAAAAAATAAAAAAAATGAATACAGAAATAAATGATTTTGATAATGATATTGTAATGATAGATGGGATGAAAATGAATAAATATGATGCAGATAAAAAATTATATGAAGAAATTAATGTATTGAAGGAAGAAATAAAAAATGAAGATGAAAAGCAAGAAGCATATGATGCAATTGTTAATAAAGTATCACAAACAAATAAATTAAGAATATCAAAACATAAAGATATTTTAAATACTTTAAATAGTGGTGCATTTAATATGGAACAAGCACAAGGGGAATCGGAACAAGAATATTTAAATAGATTAAATGATCAAGCAGATACACCATATACAGAAAATTTATTATTTGGTGCAGTAATAGATAATATTGAAAAATTTAAAAAGAATTTTAAGGATATTACAACTAATATGTCAATAATAGAATTAGTTTTAAATAAATTATCCAGTGAAGAAAAATTTTTAGTAAATAAATATTGGGGTAATATTAGAAGAAGACTATTAAATGCATATGGTTATAATAATAAGAGTGTGACAGATGATGATTATTATGAAACTATTAATAAATTATTAAGTGAAACAGAAAATAAACCAGTTCAAGAAAGAAAAAGAGAAAATAAACCAGTTCAAGAAGAAGAAGGAGAAATAGAAATAGCAGAAAATATAGCAGGTGATAAAAATGTTGAAAAAAAAAATATTATGATACAACAATTGGGGAATGTTTTAAAAATAAATAATGATAGTAATGATAATGAAATTTATATTAAATTAGGATTGTTAACAACACCAAAAGGAACTGAAAAAATAATATTAATTTCATTAAATGATGAAGAAGGAACATATAATATATTATTAGATCCATCGAGTAATGTTCATATAGCAGAGAATATAAGAGAAAATGTTATTACATTTAGAAAATTAGAAGTATTATTAGAAATACCAACAAAAGATATTTTAGAACAATTATTTAATATAAAAGAAAAGAGAAATTTTAGTAATAAAGCTTGGGATAATTTAAGTAATGAATTTACATTAGAAGCAAAAACACGCCCAGTATCACTTAAAGATAAGGCATTATCTAAGAATTTAATAGGATGGGGAATTAATAATATAGAAATACCGAAAATAGTTGATTTTGGAGATGTTAAAATATTATTAAATAAATTATATTATAAAAATTTATTAGTAGTTAAAAATAAAAAAGGAAATGCTATTCTTGGTTTTTTAGTTCAAAAAGTGTCTGATAAATTTGTTGAGAATATAATGAAAATGATAAAAGGAGAAAAAATAACAAAAAATGATATTAACACATTACCATTAAACGAAATAGAATTATACGATAGATTATTAATAATTGCAAAATTACATAAAAATCACGATAATAATGTTGAAAATACCATTAAAAAAATTAAAGAAAGAATTTCAATAATTGAAGGTGAAATAGAAGCAGGTAATAATAACTTAATTTTATTGGAAGAATTAAGAGTATTATTAAGTAAATTAGTTAATTTTGGAGTATTAGATAAAAAAGAAAGTATTAAACATATGACATTAATAACAAATGATTTTTTTTAAAAAAACGGATTATTATAAATATATAGTATAATTAAATAAATAAAATAATAATATAATACTATTATATAATGTATCACAAAGCAGGAATTGAAAAACTAAGTAATACTCAAATTTCGAGATTATTGAATGGACATAGTGTTCGTGTAAAACCAGGAAAAGGGCATATTGTAAGTTTAAGCCATGAACAAGCAAAAAAACATATCAAGGCGAGTTCTTCAGGAAAGGGATTTAATTTAACCATGGATCCTTACCAGATGGATGGACATAGACATATGCATGGAGAAGGAATAATGAAAACTGTTAAAAAAGCTGTTAAACACGCTGGGCATTTTGTAAAAGCACATAAAGAACATTTTAGACCACTAGCAAGTGCATTGAAAGAACATGGACATAATGCTATTGCTGATGCGTCGATGTATGCTTTAGAACAAGGTATCGATCCTAGTTTAGTTAGTGCTTATAGTAATATGGGACACGAGGCATTATTACCAACTGGTGGATCTTTAAAATCTTTTGTAAGATCACCAGGAATGAGAACTGTAAGACGTGCACTTAGACCATTGGGACAGACACTTTTAAACGACAGTTTGGGACTTGCAGATCAGGCACTAGCACAAGGAATGAGCCAGGCTTCATCAGGTATGTCGTCTGGAATGGGTTTTCGTTCAAAAGTAGGAATGGGATTAAAACATAGAGGAAAAAGACACGGAGGAGCTTTAATAAGTGCTGGATATGGATATTAAA